GGTAAGGGAAAACGCCAATGCGAGAAATAGGAACGATGCCTTCAAGAAACCCCTGCTCGGTTCGCTGCGCTTTATCGAAGCGGTGCTGAGGTTGTGAAAGTCTTCGTTCATTCATTTTCTTCCCATAAAAAAACCCCTCATCCTTTTGGAATGAGGGGCGATTACTTCCGGGTTTCTCTCCGGGCAACTCGATAACCTACCCCAATAGCATAACGATTAATTTTCTGGGTGGCAAGGGGAATTTTAGATTAACCGAAATTTTTTCCAGGTTTGTCAAATTCTGGGTTCGGCTTTGCCCCTGGAAGAAGTGGGCCATTTACCTGGATAGATGCTTTCGCGATCCCACCGTCTAGGTAGTTAAGGGTGACGACTACCGAGCCAGTTAGTTTTGATTTCGCTGCCTCTCCGTGTCGGTAAAGGATTCCAGCGCAAGCGTCTTGTATTTGCATATTGTCTCCAGGTTATGAAAGGCCTTCTAATAATCCACGTAAGTCGGGCTCAGATGTACACCTACAGTTAAAATCCTTACCTGCATGGCCCCCTTCTGGCGGATCGTTCCATTGAAAGGTTTTTCCCTCTCTTGCCCAATGGCTTGGTTTTGCATTTGGATATTTACCGCTTGGATTCCCTCTCACACGCTCATCCATAGCGGTCCTCCATACATACGATTTAACGCCTGCCTGGGTTTGCCTTGCTTTGGTCAAATCCCCATTTAGCTTTGCGGTCTGGTCCCTTGCGATAAACTTGGCCCTGGCCCTTGATACATCAAAGCGTTCCTCGATATTCTTTGCAATGTCCTCGTGCCGCCAACCTTCGCGGATTCCTTTTTGAGTCCAGCGGTTTACCTGCCTGATTGCATCATCTTCGAGAGTTACAATCAGATCTGCGTTCTCTGCGGCCCAGCTTTTTAGATGGTCGTTCAACCAAGGCTCATTTGCAAAGAGGTCGATTCCGATAGACTCTTTGACCAAGGCCCTCCATTGCTTTTGGTTGAATTCTGAAACGCTTTGTGAAGCAAGGTCTGCTATCCTCCCCTCGTTTCGGATCTCTTGGTCAACCCTGAGTTTTATTTTGTTGGTCATGGTTGCAATATCATCGGCCCAAGCGTCACCCCTGGATCTCCCGGCCTCGGCTACCAGCATCGGGAGGGACGGAAATAGAATAGCCTTGGTTGCCTGTTCTATCACATCCACGATTCTCAAGATATGATCCAAGTATTGCCTCTCGGCAGAATGGGGGAACTGCATTTTCTTTGGACGCTTCAGCTTAATAGGCTTTCCACTTCGGATTCGGTTCCGTAAGTGGATCATGAAAATGGGATCAGCCACGTTTTACCTTTGCCATGATTACAGTTACACCCTTAGCAAATGGGACGGCTATTTCGGTTCCAGTTACCAGGGAGTCTGAATTCTGGTAGAACCGGAAAGTATTCTTTGTGGCCAGTATCCCGGAAGATAAAAGGCCATGGTTGCGGACCCAGTTCGAGGCTGAATCCTGATTAGGGAATGCTGCCATATCCAGGATTATGGTCTTTACTGAGAACTCTCCAGCATCTTTCCGCTGTCGTTTACCACTTGGGCCTACAATCTTTGCCCGGCAGAATCCGTCTAGTTCGGCCCTGGCAAGGCTTGGGTTTGCTGGGATACTATCCGTGTTTGTTGAGGCTCCGGGGCTATCCCCTAAATCCGCATTTTGGCTACTGTCTTCACCGTCTTTGTCCTCGGTTTTCTCCAATGGCTCCATAGCGGTTGGACCGTCACCATCTAAGTTGTAGCGGTTCTTGATCTCTGGGAGGTTCCGAGCCTCTTGCTCAGTTATCACGCTATTGGAGATCAAGGCTACTATGGTTTCGACCTGAGTTTTCTCCATGGCCACTTGTTCGGATTGGGACGGCTCCCAAATCTTGTTGAACTCTACCCACCAGTTTTCCGGCTCCTTGCCTTCGTAGTAGTCGTCCTGCGATAAATAAATCAGTTTGGTTAGGTACTGAATTGGTTCAAGTAGGTCTTTTTTCTGCCAGCTTTGGACTTGGTCATGCCAGTTTGAGCGGTCTGAATCACCTGTGGCATTTAAACCAGCAGGGGCCATTCCCTGGAAAAGGGTTACTGGGATTCGGGTGACGCTTGCCAGCTTATTCATAAATCGATCGAGTGCGTCAGGGATACCGGCTAAGCTGCTTGCTGTCTTGGTGAAGGTTTCCAGGTCGGCATCGATTAGGTTGGTGTTTATTGTATGCCGGGACTTATCCAGAAAATCTAGACGCTTAATGGCCACGGACTCTTTGCCGCTCTTCATTAGTTCGGCCAAACCTTTTATTCCAAGGGTCTGGGTTACGAAATCATCAATGATTGATTCGACAGCCGTGAAAACCCCGGAGAGTTGTCGAATCTCGTCAAAGCATGATTGGAGGTAGGAATCACCCCACCCCTGGTTTTGCATCTGGCTAAGGTCGTCTACGGGGGCACCGTCCATGCGGATAGTTCGGGATTCGTGAACTTTGAATGGGGCTCCCATTAAGGGTATCCTGGTACATATCGGAGCTGGAATAGGTCACGCGCCATCGGTTGTAAACATGGACGTAATGGACTTTTCTTATCCCGGCCATATTCAAAGGTTTGTCATATTTCTGGTTGTCGTCCACTCCGATAACGCCAAGGCTTCCACCGAATAGCCGGGACCATCGAACCATGCTTTCGAGGGCCTTGTATATTCCGATATCCTCCATCCTTGCCAGGATCATTCCTTCCGGGTCTCCCATTACCTCGAAGCCCGATTTCATCATGGTTTCTGTAGGGATTTCAATAATCTGCTTTGCCATGCCATCGCCACGGTAAAGACTTCGGATTACATTCTCTTGGAGGATAGCATTGCTTGAGTACCCGGATGAAAGCCTTCGGTCTACCCCGGAGATCCCAACACCCGTGAAGAAATTATTCCAGCCGTCTTTCCGAGTTAGGAAGGCCGCGCCCTTTGGATCGGAGGACAAGGCACTTATCGCTTTCGGGCTCTTTGCTTCTTTGGTCATTCTAAACCTCCTATTCGGTCACTAAGTCTTCAATAGAGCCTTTTTGCTCTCCAAGCAGGAACTTATAGGCCCCACTAACCGAGTCAATTTGATCTCGCTTCCCATTCGGGAAAGTTTCAGCCTCGGCTAAAAAGTCATGGTTCCACGTTCCCCTCACTAAAAGAACATTACCATTTTGCGAGAGTGCGCACCATGGCTTCGCTCTTGCCCTCTTATCACCAGTTGGCCGGTCTCCGGTTACAATATAACCCCTCAGGACATTTCTCTGGTAATGGCTTACAACATCTTTTCCAGCCGAACCGCCTTCAAGCTCCATATAAATTGGAATATCGGGGCCATCGACTTCCGCACATCCGGCAATTCTCTGTTCATTTTCTAGGGGGTTGCCTTGGAAATGTTCCATGTGAGCGATGACCAAGGCTCCTTCATGCTCTCCGCATAAGGCCCCGGCTGTCCAGTCTGGATCGTTGTTGGCCGTCTTTTCCGTGGATGCTCTATCCCAATACCTAAGCATTCTCATTCCGTCCGGTATCCGGTCGATGATTTTGAAGTCATCCCTTTGGAACATCGCGCCCTCTTCTATGGCGTTCCAGTTGCCGTCTTTCAATCGCTGCTTGTCTACTCGGTCCTGCATATTCGATTGAGTTTCCATCCCTGGTGAAATACCGTAGCACCCCACTTCTTTCCTTTATCGGGAATCCATCTTTCCCAATCCACCAGTCAACCAATGCCCTAAGCCAATGACCTCTATTCGGTGGCGGGTTGGCAGAAGCCCTGATATATGGACGGACACCACACCCAGATCGGTTTCGGCTCATCATGTAGAAAAACTGCTTTTCCGTGAACTGCTCAAGCTGGTCGAATTCGATTAGCGGTATCTGGGAACCGTCATAGTCATAAATGGTTTTCTCTTCTTGGAGGTGAGCAAACTTACCCTCAGCCCCGGAAGGGAATCTCCAAATGTGGTTGCCGTCAATGGGAACCCCACCAAGGATCGGGTAAATCTTGTAGCTCTCGTCCCAAAGTGCGCCTTGGTTGTCTATCTGGGGAATTGACCGTCTGAATATCGTGAAGGTGAAGTCTTTGTTGTGAACGTGCCTTGAAGGCTCCATGAGTAGAGCATAGGTATTGTGGGTTGGAATCATCCCCCGGCCAGCAAGGTAAAGATGGTCCGGGCTGTCTACCGTTATGCAGCGCATGGGGACGGGCAAGATAGGTTCGCATTTAACTATCGCTCTCATCCTGGTATTTCTTCGGTTGTTTGGCTTCTGTTTAGCCAGCTTCCGTCCCAGCCTAAAGGACGGGATACTGGAAGACCATTTAACCCTGTATTTGGTTTGGGTAGTAAATGGGTCGTTCCATTTATAAATCTTGGCCTTGGCCCCCATAGAGTGGACCAATTCAGCTACTCCATCGGCAAGCCTTTTGTTCCCGGAGACAAATTCCGAACTTCCGGTGATACTAACGTGGCCGCTCATATCCATTAAGCCCTGCAAAATATCGAGCCTTTGCCGGTAGCTCCCCCTTAAATAGTCATTTGGGATGTGCTTGTTGTCGAATACCCCAAGATCAATGAGGATAGGTAGAAGGCCATAAACCCCATACCCAAAACTATCGTTCCATTTCTCTACCCGGAACCCATGGCTTTTGAACTCAATAAGGATCTGCTGGTCTATGGTCGTGATTCGGCTATCGGTTGCGGTTTCATCCCCAAGCCAGATACCCAGTAAGTAGGGGGCCAAGGCAAACTCTTTTTCCGGTAGGTCTAATGGCTTGCAATTTTGGATATAGTGGTTGGATTGGCCCCGTATCGTATGCAGGGTGTTAAATATCTGTCGGGTTGTCCTAACCTCTCCGGTTGGTTGCCCAAGGCATTCTTTTTTAATGGCCTTGTTCCTTGCTGTGATAAGCTCGGTAACTTTTTGGCCCCTTGAGCCTGTCGCCCTAGACCCTCGTTCCCCCCGTCTTTTTGCCTTATATTCCTCCGTCCTATTCACCACGGCCATTAATTCGCTTGCCGTATAGGTGTGCCATAGGTGATCGGCACAGGCTAGTATTTCCTGGCCGTCATCGAAGGTTAGCCTGAAACTTACTGGGTTTTGCTCTATTGGGTGGGCTTTGACCACTGAGCATGGAAGGCCATTTGAGTCTAATACTTGGTCCCCGTCCCTAAGTTCTCCCATGGTTGACCATCCACTTGGGGTTGGGATTTGGGTATCCAGGGCCAGCATTTTCCCGCCGTATGCCGCGCCTCCATAAATTACAATATCGGCTGGGCTGGATAGAAACTGGGTTTGTGGTCCTTCCTGAGCTTTAATAGGCTGAGGACCCTTGTCCTTACCTGATTC